GAGGCGAAGCGGCGCGGCGACCTGCTTGTCGTCGGCGTCAACAGCGACGCGAGCGTCCGCCGCCTCAAGGGACCACGCCGCCCCGTCCAGCCCGAGCGGCAGCGTGCCGAGATGCAGCACGATTGACTTCACCCCATCAGGTAACTTGATCCCAGTCATATATAACCTCGTTGGTTAGCCCCTATAGTGCTGCGCTATAGGGGCCAGAGAACATATGCGTAGAATGCAGCAAGCACAGCGAAGATGATCTTCATTTTGATCCGTCGAACCTCTCTTTCAGCGCAGCGTCGATGTCTTCGAGGTAGGTGCCGCCTGATCTGGGCACATCATGCTTCTTGGCGACGGCCTTGATCTCAGCCCACAGCCTGCCGACCGACCACTTGTCGCGCGAATGGTCGATCTCCTTCTCCAGCTCAGTGAGACGGATCAGGCGTTGATCCTGCTCGCCGAGACGACGTGCCTGATCGGTGATCGTGTTCACGTGGTCAGCGATCACATCCGTCGCCGCATCGATTGCATCGCGCAGATTATCACGTTCACGCCGCAGCTCATCGCGCTCACGACGCAGCTCGTCAGACGGGCTGGCGTTGTGACGTATCCTCAGCATCATCTTATTCCACTCACGCTGGATCGCATTGAGACCAGTGCATCCCGGCTCCTCCGCGATCCTGTTGCGCACCACGAAGCGATTGATCGCCTTGCGTGTGCGCTCCTCCTCACGCGCAGCATTGTATTGTGCAAGCGTCACGCCGACCTTCGTCGGGCCAGCCGCATCATCGTCATCGTCGTCGCACTCATGCGCCTCGATCTTGTTGAGCGCATCGACGACAGTCTTGGCGAGGGCTTCGGTATATGCCTCACCCATGACCGTCTCCTCCTTCGTGGAGGTCTTTACTACAGTCTCGGTCACCTTGAGGATTTGGCACGAGCCGTTCGGAAATTTCCGATAGTTATACAGCACTGTCACTTGACTTCTCCTTCGACATAGACACTGGGGTCACGAATGATCTCGATGTAGCCTGTCCCCATTTTGCTATCAACGAACGCGCGCTTATGTATGTCATCGCACCCGCGCGCAAGGTGGATCAGCATGTCGAACGCCTCGTTAGGCGTCAGATAGAACGTGTCACCTTTCGGTGGATTGATCGCGACCTTATCGCGGAAGCGATAGATGCTGATGCTATGTGTACGCTTGTTGGTCACCACTCACCTCACCACGCTAGAGTTTTCCGGGCAGGAGCCACGTCGTCGCCCTTATAGTTGACGATCATTGGCTCGATGTAGATGTCGCGCTCCATGGACCACTTGGGTCCGTACTTTTGTTTGCGGTAATGACCACGCCGCCAGTGCGGGACCATCAGCTTGTCGCCCGGAACATACTTGCGCTTCGTCCCATCGCGCGACGTGATCGTGCCTATGTGCAGCACGGCATGTGGAATGATGGCTCGCTTGCCTGCCTTCACACGAGACTTATTGAGCTTCGTGACATCGACCACATCACGCTCGACACCCTTGGTGTGCAGCAGCAGCATCGCTGCCGTCACAGCCACCGTCGCATCGCTTGCGTCGATGCGCGCAGCCTCATGGCGTGCCTTCTCGAAGTCCCCATACACCTTATAGTTCGGTGTGTCCCAGAACACATGTGATGTCTGAACATCCATCCCTGATTTGCGGATGCCATTGCCCTCGTCGATGATCGCTGGCGTGACGATGAGTGTCTGCGCAGGCAGCATAGTCACAGGCTTACCATCGACTATCGCGCGCCGAAACATGATGACGAACCAGTCGCCCTTACCACTGTCGCCGATGAACGTGATGACACGCATCTTGATCTGCGTGCGTTTACCGTCGCACTCGATGTCTCCGGGCGCATCGAACTCGACGATCATGTGCTCGTATGGCAACTTGGTCCGGCCCGCATCCATCAGCGCAACGATGCTATGGTTGACCTCATCGCCACACATCATGTGGCACAGCTCCTCGCTGACGAAGAACGCAGGGATTTTAGCTGCCGAGATCAGGTCAATCGTCTTCACCAGACTAGACGTGATCCTTATACCTCTGAGGTCGAGGCTTCTCGTGACCGGGTTGGCTGGCACACCAACAGTGAAGTCATCCGCAGCTATGGCCTCCTCGATCTTGTGCCACTGCGTTGCAACCTCTCGCTTCATCGCCATCCTCCTTCGTTGACCTTCACCTGTTCGAGCCAGACTATCAGCGTTCTGCGCTCGTCGTTCGTCAGTGCATCGACGGCGCGCTTGGTAGCCTCGCCGACGATGGTCACCTCACGCTTCAGCACACGCAGGATGACCTTGCGCGACCACCACGCAGAGCCGAATATATCGCAGTGCACGTTATCGTGCAGATTGATCTGCCACGTCTGCCCGCCCGGCAGCGTGATCTGTGATTTGAGCGGTCTGGGCTTATCATCAGACATTGACGCGCCCCTTGTGCTTGCCCTTGCCGAGGCCGGTGATGACATGCCTGCCGACATAGCTCTCCTCTTTGTATGTGATGAAGGCTATCTGCGCCGTGTTGCGCCATGTGACCTTGATAACGTCGGCGTATTCCTCGCTCTCCTTGATCTTGTAGCCGCTCATGCCGATGGCGCGCATCGCATGGATCATGATCGAGCGCTTGCTGGCCTTATGTGCAACGCGGATGGTCTCGCGCCGCACCCATGAGTAGTTCGCCTCGCCGCCGAATGTGTCGGTGTGCTCGATCTCATACACATCGACCGGCTCCATGTAGTGCATGGTATAGAGCGTCAGCTCTGTGAGCTTGCCCTCGAACTGGCCGATGAACGTGTCGTCGGCGCAGCTCACCACATCCCAGTGCCAACCGAACGCCTTGGCGAAATAATCGGTCGCGATCTTCTTCTCCTCAGGGCCAATGCCTGAGGCATCATCGTTGATGAGGTAACTCGCCCAGTGTACTGGCATCGGCTCATGCCGCACGTTTAGTTTCGGTTCTGCCTTCTTACCCATGATGACCTCCTTCGGTCTTTGTGACGCGGCATCACAAACCGCGCGCCTGACTACTGACTTGCCTGCGGATCACCTGCCATGCGGGTCGGACCCATGAAGCGCTGCGCAGGCTTGAACATGTGCATGTAGATCGCGCGCAGTGCAGTGATAGCCTTGTCGCCGAGGTCGCGCTTTATGCACAGCTCGACTGCCAAATCCAGATCGAACTTGTTCATGTCGCCGAGCGATGTCACGTTGCATGTGACCTGTGTACCGCCCGGCCTGTTGACGAGCTGAATGTATGTCGCATCCAGATCGTTGTTGACGATGTAAATAAACATGCGCTCGTGCACAATGCACACGCCGTCGTGCACTGGCGTTGCGACAACCTCGTCGCCCCTAGTTTTGATCTCTGCTTCGCTCATCTATCTCCCCATCATATGTGCGTGCATAGCCCGCACCGTTGTGATCAGCGGATCGCACGCGCCCCATCGCTTCGCCACATCGACTGCGTTGTCTATGTTCGTGCTGATGTTCTCCTGCGTGAGCTGACGCGTGACACTGACCAGCATGTAGGGTACGTGCCGCAGCTCGAACGCAACGTCTCGATCCCAGATTACCCTGCCTCTATGTATCGGCATAGATGCGACCTCTCCCGGTCGCAGGACCGGATACCATTGCTGGCTCATGGCTATACCCTCGTCAGATGTGCGTAGGTCGCACGCGCCAACATAACCAAATCGTCGCACGCACCCCACTCTCGCGCCTTGCGAAGGCCGCTCTCAAGCGTGTGCTCGAACGTCTCGCCGGTCGTCACACGTTTCACCAGCACATAGGTTATGTTGGGTATGCGTCGAACGATGATGCACACCTCGCAATCCCACATCCTCATCCCACTGTTCAGTGGCTCCGTCCTGACGACACCCGGCTCAAGCGCCTCTAAATAGTACGCGCTCATACGAAGCGCTCCAACCCACGCCAGCCCTCGACGCGCTCGTTGCCGCACGCGTTGGCCTCGGCCTCCTCCTTGGTCTTGAAGATGCGCGCCTTGCGTATGTCAGACGTGAACGACTTATGCTCACCAGCAGGCGCAACGAACTTCCGTTGGTCAAGGTTCCAGATCACATACAACATGGTTGCCTCCTCACGAGTGCGTGTACCCATCGGTCTCGATGCCGAGCCACATGTTGCCCCACTTGATGAGGACAGCGCCATCGCCCATGAACATGGGCATGACCTGCTTGCGGAAGCCGCGATATGTCAGCCGTGTCTGGGTATGCGTGCGCGTGACCAATGTCTTCGACTTGATCTCGTGCGATGCCTCATGCGTGATGATGGGCTCTCTATCGAACAGCCGCTTCAGCGCAACCCTCTGCGCTCGTGTCAACTTGATCATGATACTCTCCCGTGCAGGGTTTGTGACGGCGCATCACAAAGGTTTCGACATGTCCCGACTATCCCACTGCGCGCCGAGCAGCGGGGTATGTATCTCCTTGACTATCACGTCGATGGTCCTGAAGTATTGCTCGACCAGCGCAGGCAACAGCGCCACGCCGGTATCGTCGATCACGAACGCAGCCTTGCGTATCTCGACCCGCACATGGACCTGCTGACGCAGCCACGCGCTGTTGCCAGCCCGCAGGCTGGCCTTGATTATGTGCATTCCAGCGTCGTGCACCTAGTCCTCCTGCTTATATACCCCTCGGATGCTACCGGCTACCATAGCGCAATCGTAGACGATATGCCACCAGTCGCAGCGCGCGTTCGCAGCCGCGACGAGCGCATCTTGCAGCGTCTCGAACCGGCCACGATAATCGTTGAACCCGCCAGCGGGATAATAGTTATCCCCGGCGAACAAAAGATAATTGCCTGTCATGCCTCACCTCGTGTCGGCACGCCGAGAAACATTCCCGTCGTGTCTATGTCGCTCAGTTGCACCTCGACGAACGGGATGCCGCGCGCCTCAGCCAGCTCACGTATGATCTGGCTCTTGGACTTCTCGCTCTCGAACAGGTTGTACAGGTCCGGGCGCTCAGCCTCGATCCGCGCAGCCGTCTTCTCTATGTATGCTTGCTCCTTCTCCTCCTGCTCCTCCTCCCACTGCATGCGCAGGAAGTTGAGATGGTACTCGATGTTCTCGCTCGCCTTGGCAGGCGTGAAGTCGTGGTCCATGCACACGAGCGCCCGATAGAGCTGGCGCACCTCGGCGAATGTCCACTCGCTCAGGGTCTCCTCGTCGAGCGATCGTATGTGATCGCTGCCAGACCAGCCCACGAGCACGAGGTGCCCGCCACTGCGCCCCATGAACTCGAATTTCCAGTCGCCCTGATCATCGCCGGGGTAGGTGGTGTACTCGTCATCGACGAGGTGCCGCCGCGCGTCCTCGAAGGCCGTCTCGCTCACCCACGAGTGCTTCGCGACGTGAGCCTCCCACGCCTCCTGCCGCTGCTCGCTGAAGGCGTACTCGCCCTCGGGCCGGTCCCAGTCCACGCTGTGAGCCTTGACGTTCCATGAGAACGTGTAGCGCGTGTGGTGGTCGCAATAGGACCGGCTGTCGTCGAGGATGTACTCGGTCATCGCCTTGCGTGATCTGAGCGGCCAGCGATAGCCGTGCTTGGGTCGTTTCGTCTGGATGCGTGCCATGGCGGTCTCCTTCGACCTTTGTGACGTGGCGTCACAAAAAACATGTGATGGGATAAATGCGCCTGAAGCTCAAGCGACCACGTATTATGACACAATTGCGCCTTAATGTCAAGGTCTCCGATGCAATAATCGAGGTGTGCCCCATGCCAGCCGTGCTTCGAGGCTCGATGCTCCCTACCCTATGTGCGACTACTGACTTGATGTTCTGGAGCTGATTTATCGAATGTTGTAGCGCTCGCATTGTGGTGTGAAATGGGGTGAGAGAGTGCTTGTAGCGTCTATCTTGTACTTTAGTGCATCCTCAGGTTGTATTTGATATGTTACGCGGTAATGTGTGTGCGCGATAAGTGAAATAGGTGCCCGGTTTTATTGACTTTTCGAAATGTTGACGCGTCCAGATTGTTGCGTCGGAATTGTAATAGGCAAAAATAAGTGATTGAATTCGCACCGAATAGACAGGTTGCAACCTAGCACAACTTATATCTTGCCTATTGTAGTTGGGGTGTAACTATTTGAAATCATTAAAGAACTATTTTTGTAGGCAGAAAAGGCAGGGTTTTTAGGAATTTAAGGGTAGGGAAATTTATAGGGGATGGTGCTGGCGGCGGCGGCCCGAGCCACCCTATGTTCAAAGTTTCCCGCCTAACGTACCATCTAAAAACAGTGGATTTCTTGCCTATTCTGCCTATTTGGTTTGTAATCAGATAGTTACAAAGAGGTTTTGTAGGCAAGACTGGCAATTTCGTAGGCAAAAACGGCCAATTGTGGCGAATTTGCCTTATTTCCTGCCTATTCTGGCACCCACCGCGCTGCGTGGTTACCGCGTAACCCATTACGCCGTATCGTGTTACCGCGTAACATCATCTCCCATAAGTTACGTTACGCCATAACTATTTACGCCGTAACATCGTGCGCTGATAACCCTCAACCCTATGTGCCCTATGTACTACTGACTTGCTCAGCCCTGCTGATGCAGGGCTTCGGACAAGGGTTCGCTTCGAACAAGGGTTACCTGATCACATGTGCTTTGTGACGTTGCGTCACAAAATCAGGGCATAAAAAAAGCCCGGCTTGCGCCGGGCTCATGTAGTTCGATGTGATTTGATTAGGCGCGCGGTCTGAAGCATGACCTGCTGCGTAGGGTCTGGATTGTGCGGTTTCGCGTCACATATGACCGCGACGGCCAAAGCGAATAAATCATTAACGCGAGACCGACTAGCAGCAGGACGATTGCGAGAATGGACATTGCAGCAGCTCCAGCTAGAGGCGCGGCGCGCGGGATTGCGCGCCGCGTTAATCGATTAGGCTTGCGCCTTGGCTGGCGCGAACAATTCGCGCGCACCCTTCTCGCATTCAATCAAATACTCTTTTTGATCTTGCGAGAGGACCTTTGCGCCAGCCTTGGCAATGCGCGCCAATTCAGCGAAAGCCTTGTGCGCCGCGATGATCATGCTTTCTTGCGTGATCTCAGCAGGCATTGCCGGAGCTTCAACTTTGGCCGCAATAGTCGTCGCGGCAGTCAAAGCCTTGATCGCTTCGGCAAGCTCCGGTGCTTTGGCCTTCTTATCAGCCATCAACGTCGCGACGGTTTCGCGCGCAACGTCAACAGACTTCGCCGCACGTTCCGCAGCCTTGGCCGCGCGGACCATGACAGCGCCGCTGGCCTTGGCCTTGCCCTTGGCCTTGCCCTTTTTCTTTGGGCTTGTGGACGTATCGCCGCCGCGATTATCGACGCGCAACGCGGGATTGTATTTGACAAGGCGAGACCAACGGGCACGCGTTGCATCGCATGCCAGATTTTCCGCGTCGCTGCGCTGTTTGGCAGGCTTGCCAAGGATGGCTTCAGCTTGCGCCATCAGTTTGGACTTCGCTTCTTTGCTATCCGGCCAGAGGATGTCCGCAACCACGCCATGATCATGCTCGACACGGGCGGCAGGTATTGCCTCCGGCTCATTGGCCGCAACTTCAGACAGACGCGCCAGCAGGACGCGGAAAGCCTTGGCTGAAGCAACTGTGAGATTGAAGACTTCGCCAGCCTTGAGGATGGAATACGCTTTCATGGTTTAGACCTTTCTAGGTGCACCGTCACAGGACAGCCCCGCAACGTGATCACATATTACAGGATACAAGGCGAACAAGTCAAGTCACATAGTGCAAGGTTTTCTTTTGTGACGCCACGTCACAAAGAACAGGGTAAACGTCCGGTTAATGGATTGTGTTAGATGTGAATTGATGAGCGTGCGGCGCGCGGCTGCATGGGAATAATTCTTTTTATTCGGTTGATCGGCCTTGGGGGTTTCAGTCTCGCAGAGGCCCCCCGTTTCCTATCATGGTCTCGCTCGTAGCATTTCGTAACTTTTTCAAAATAAGAATTTTTTCCTAAAATTTTCCGCCGCCAAAAATCAACCCACCACTACAATTCGTCTAAATCAATATCCCCACTTATCAGACCCCGCCACAACGCCCATCTTGCAATCTCGAAAACACAGTGTATAAAGCTCATCGCCGCCGTGCAGGGCAGCACTGCCTCACTCACCTGAGGTGAACCCGTCGAGGTCTCGGACCCTCGGCGGGTTCGTCGTTTTCGGGGCCATTTTTCCACCGGTTATCACGTCACATATTCAGGGTAGCGACCGGCCCGGCGATCTGGTATTCTCGTCGCATGCGACCGAGTGAATGGGATGACGAGGAAGACTTCGACGACGACGAGGCCGACGAGGCTGAGCCGCCGTACATGCGCGTCCTGAACAATCTCAAATCGCGTGTCGATGCCAACGTGAAGGCCACTGGTGGCGGCAAGGCGGTCGTGCCGATCTACGCGACGGTTGTCGATCCTGCCATCATGGGCTGGCCCGCAACGCTGCCTCTGGAAGTCGCTCTCAAGTCGCACGACATCGCTCATGTTCTCGAAGCCTATGGCATCGACGAGGAGCGCTGGCTCTCGCTGAAGAACGATCCGCTGTTTATCGCGGATGTGAATTTCTACAACGAGGAGCTGAAGAAGGACGGCATGAGCTTCAAGCTCAAAGCCCGGCTCCAATCCGAAGAACTCCTGAAGACCGCGTGGAAGATGATACATGACGCGGTGACGCCCGCTGCGGTGCGCGCTGACATGCTCAAATTCGTGGTGCGTGTGGCGGGTCTCGACGCGAGCAAGGAGGCCGCGACGACAGGCCCCGGCTCCGTCATGGGCTTGCAGATCAACATCGACTTGGGAGGCCGTTGATGCCTGAGATCGCAGATGACGCCGAGGGTGAAGCCTGTCCGGGCTGTGGAGAGTACAACGAGCTGTCGTACTGGTGCGCGACGACGGGCGAGTTCGTGTGTGAGGCATGCGCGCCGGAGGAAGCAGAATGAGTGAGCAGGACAAACCGGCAGCAAACCCGGAAGCCGAAGAAGTCCATCCGCCGATGCCGGTGGAAGGCTACACGGAGCAGAGCGAGCTGCGCATCCAGATGGTCAACCTCAACAAGAAGATGGAGGAGGGCTTCCTGCGCGTGTTCGACAACCTCGCCAAGTCGCCGGACGGGGCCATCGACAAGCGCTGGCTTGCCATCGGGCGCTCGCAGATCGAGCAGGGCTTCATGGCGGTCAACAGGGCCATCTTCATGCCTCAGCGGATCGAAGGACCGCTCGGCTGATGAAGACGATCATCATCGCGTTCGCCACCGTACTGGGGATCGTCATCGGGGCTGTGGCCGTGACCATGGGCCTCGGTGTCTTTTTGTCTGCGCTGGTGACGCGATGAAGATCAACTACAAGCCGCCGCCGACGCTGCGCGAGTACATCAAACACTACAAGCCGCACGAGCTGTTCTACGATCTCGTGGTCGGCCCGGTCGGCTCCGGCAAGACGACAGCGCTGTTCTTCAAGCTCGTCTACATGGCCTCGTTGCAGGAGCCCTGCGACGACGGCATCAGGCGTTCGCGGGCGGTGATCGTGCGCAACACGGCACCGCAGCTCAACGACACCACCATCGTGTCGTGGAATTACTGGTTCAAGCACGGGCAGGCCGGTGAGTGGCACAAGACCAACAAGACCTTCATGCTGCGCTTCGGCGACGTGGAGTGCGAGGTGTTGTTCAGGCCGCTCGATACGCCAGACGACGTGCAGCGCGTGCTGTCGCTCGAAGTGACGTTCGCGATCCTCGACGAGTTCGTGCAGATACCGCGAGAGATCGTGGATGCGCTGAGCGCGCGCTGTGGCCGCTATCCGTCGCAGGCGATGGTGCAGGGCGGCGCGACGAATTGGGGCATGTGGGGCGCATCCAACCCCGACACCGAGGACAACTGGTGGTTCGACCACCTGCACAACAAGGAGCTGGTCTTCAAGCCGCGCATCTTCAAGGATGTGAAGGCGCAGCTCGCGTACAACGCGCACTCGAAGCACGAGCACGAGAAGTTCACATACACGTATTATTTGCAGCCCTCGGGCTTCTCGAAAGAAGCAGAGAACATCGAGAACCTGCCGGGCGGTCGCGACTATTATACCAACCAAGCCAAGGGCAAGAGCGAGGCGTGGATCAAGCAGTTCCTTGAGGCTGAGTGGGGCTACAGCGCCGAGGGTAAACCTGTGGTGCCGACGTTCAGGCCGGACCTGCATGTGCGCCGGGGGCTGCGGTTCAATCCGCGCCTGCCGCTTGTCATCGGCACCGATCCCGGCCTTGGTGGCTCTGCGCTCATCTTCGGTCAGCTCGACCTCAGTGGCCGGTTGAATGTGCTCGGTGAGTTGATCCAGCAGGGATACGGCGCTGAGCGACTGATCAAGGAGCGGCTGCGGCCTTACCTGATGACCCACTTCAAGGATGCGACCGACATCGTGATCGCGCCTGATCCTGCCGCCTACAACAGGTCGCAGAACGACGAGAAAGCGGTGGTGGACACGTTCCGCAAATACTTCCAGATCGCCAAGGATGATCTGAATAACCAGATGCCCAAGCGACTAAACGCCATCGAGTATTTCACGACGCGCTTCGCAGAGATGGAGCCTGCGCTCGCGGTCGATGCGGACATGTGCCCGGTGCTCGTCCGCGCGCTCAAGGGCGGCTGGAAATACATCATCGACAAGAAGCGCTCGGTCGTGAAGGCCGAGGCCGACAAGAACAACTATTCGCATCCCGGCGATGGCTTCGGCTATCTGTGCCGGTACTTCCACAAAGGCGCTGAGCGCGACGAGAAGTGGGGCGGCAAACGGCCTCCCATCCCGCCGCAGCAGCCGAACACGTATTTCTTCCGATAGGGGGTCACCATGTCCGACGTAGCCAGCAGAGAAGACGCCACACCGCCGACTGTCATGGTCACCCCGCAGCCTGCACCTGTGCGCGCCATAAACCCTGAGGTGCTGAAGTCGCTCGGTACATCGCTCGGCAAACGCTTCGACGTGTACGCGTCAGATCGCATCGTCATCGAGCAGAAGTGGATGCGCAACCTGCGCCAGTATCTCGGCATATATGACCCGGAGATCGAGCGGCAGCTTCAGAAGAACAGGTCCCAAGCCTACCCGCGCATCACGCGTGTGAAGTGCGTGTCGATGCTCGCGCGCATCATGAACCTCATGTTCCCGGCCAACGAGAGGCACTGGGAGCTGAAGCCCTCACCGGCTCCCGATCTGCCGCCAGAGGACGTGGCAGAGGCCGTGCATCGCATGGCTAAACTCAATCAGGAGGCAGGCACCGAGTTCGAGATGGACGACGACTTCATCAATCTGGCGGTGCAGCGCCTCGCTGCTGAGCGCGCCAAGGCGCTCATCACCACGATGGATGACCAGCTCCAAGAGCTTGGTGGAGACCAGACGCTCGACCACATCGCGCTCAATCGCGCGGTGATCAAGAGCGCGATCCTGTACGGCGTCGGCCTGCTGCGTGGACCCTTCGTGCGCGAGCAGCGCTCGTTCAAGTGGGAAGGCGGCGATGCCGGTAAGCCGGTGCGCAGCGAGAAGACCAGCTACAAGCCGATGTTCGAGTTCCTGCCGGTGTGGGACTTCTACCCCGACATGGCGGCCAAGACGCTCAACCAGATGGACGGCTATTTCGTTCGTCTGGTGATGACGCGCTCGCAAGTGCGCAAGCTCAAGGATCGCACGGACTTCTTCCCGAACATGATCGAGGACGTGATGAAGCGTCTGTCGAGCGGCAACTACAAGGCGCGCAACTTCGATACGGAGCTGCGTTCCATGGGCGTGCGCTCGAACGTCGATGAGAACAAGAGCGAAGAAGGCGGCGGCAAATTCGAGGTCATCATCTGGCACGGCCCGATCAGCGGCAAGCAGTTGCAGGCGGCAGGCGCGACGGTGCCGGACGGCAAACTCAACGACGACATCGACGCCGAGGTGTGGCTCATCGACGGTACGCCGATCAAGTGCGACATCAACCCATGGCGCAAGATGGGCACCGACGTGAAGATGCTGCATGCGTTCCAGTTCGATGAGGACGACACGAGCCCTATCGGCAACGGTCTGCCGAACATCATGCGCGATAGCCAGATGTCGGTGAATGCGGCGACACGCATGCTGATGGACAACGCGTCCATCGCGTGCGGCACCAACATCGAGGTCAACCTCGACCTGCTGCTGCCTCAGCAGGACATCAGCGGCTTGTACGCCCACAAGACGTGGTATCGCGAGGGCATGGGCAACGAGGCCAACATCCCGGCTGTGCGCAACATCCAGATCGATGCGCACATGCAGGAGCTGCTGAAGGTCATCGAGCTGTTCATGCAGTTCGCGGACGCCGAGACGTTCGTCGGGCCGCAGACAGGTGGCGACACGCAGCAGGGTCCCTCGGAGCCCATGCGTACCGCTGCCGGGCAGTCCATGATGCGCGCCGACGCGGCGCTGCCCTTCAAGGACATCATCCGCAACTTCGACAGCTTCACGCAGTCGGTGATCTACGCGCTGGTGCAATTCAATCGGAAGTTCAACGCCAACCTTGTCAAGGAAGGCGACTTCAACGTCATCGCGCGCGGCGCGACGAGCATGATCGCGAAGGAAGTTCGCGGCATGCAGATCGATGCGCTCTCGGTCACACTGAAGCCGAACGAGATGATGCACGTCGATGACCGCAAGATGATCGAGGCACGCTTCGCCGTCCGCGATCTGCAAGACATGCTCGTCTCCGAAGACGAGGCCAAGCGTCGTGCACAGGCCGAGAGCCAGCGCGCTCAGCAGCAGATGGAGCAGGCAACGGCTCTGGCCGAAGCAGAGCGCCGCAAGGTGCTGGCAGAGAGCTTCAAGGACATCTCGCAGGCGCAGAAGAACATGGCGGCTGCGGATGCAACGAACGTCACGGCTGCACTGGCCGTGCTCGACAAGGCCAACGGCGAGGGAGCAGACGATGGAGCGAAGTGACCGTCCACGGGACGTGAAGGCAGCACTGGCGGATCAGATCAACAAGAAGCTCGGCACGCCCGATGTTGATCTGGTGATGCAATACTTGGGGGCATTGCGCGCGGACATGGCGGAAGCGCTTGTGGAAGCCCCGATTGATCGAGTACCAGCGATGCAAGGGGGGATCAAAACCCTCGACCAGATCGTGAAGGACTTCCGCCGTCCTCGGATCGCTGTACCAAAGGAGTAGACCATGGCTGGTAAAGACGACAAGAAGGAAGCTGCCGATGTCGATCCGTTCGATCAGGCGTTCGCACAGTTCTCTGCGCCAGAGCGCACTGAGAAAGTTGAGAGCGAAGAAAAGCCCGCAGACGATGACGCTGCGAAAGCTGCGGCTGCTGCTGCGGCAGGGGACGACACCCCCGCAGACGACGCCGAGGCGAAGAAGCCCGACGATACAGATGGTACGGGCGACGACGCGCCGGGCGACGATGCAGAAGCGGCTGCGAAAGCTGCTACAGAAGGCAAGCCTCCCGGCAAGGATGAGCCCGCTGCGGCAGCGAAGACCGACGAGGGCGCAGGTGATGACGATGTTCTGAAGCGCCTGTCGAAACTCATCAAGGATGCGCCGGAAGAAAAGCCCGCGACGAAGCCTGCCGAGGCACCCAAGCCGGTTGTCCCTGTCTACAGCGAGGACGAGGCCAAACTTCTCACCGACTACGAGAAGGATTGGCCGGATGTCGCGCGCGCTGAAGCGCTGAAGCGCCGGGGCGAATACCCGGCTATCGTCGATCACATCTTCAAGGAATTGTCTGGTCCGTTTGCGGCACTAACGCAGCAGGTTCAGATGCTCTTGGAGCGTCAGCAGCTCAACGACATCGAGCAGCGAGTGCCCGACTACAACGACAAGTTGATGGATGAGGTCGAGGGCTGGATCAAGACGCAGCCGGGGTACTTGCAAGCCGCATACAACCATGTCATAAGTAACGGGGATGCGAACGAGATTGCTGATCTCGTTTCTCGTTATAAGACGGAGACCGGCAAGGCCGCAGCGGCACCCGCAGCGGCACCAGCCAAAGCTCCGAAGAAGGATACTGAGCTGCCAGCGGACGCCAAACAAGCGGCTGCTTCTCTGGCCCCAGTCAGTTCCAAACGTACAGTTGTTCCGCAAGGCGAAGACCTCGGAGATTTCGAGAGCGCGTTCGCCAAGTGGTCCAAGGACGGATGAACTAACTAGGAGCCAAAGATCATGGTAAATTATGGTGACATCTCCCCCGCAGTCGCAGCTTACGCGGTTGTTCGCATGCTCAAGCGTGCGATGCCGCTGTTGCAGCTCGAAAAGTTCGGCCAGACTTACGTGCTGCCGACCAACTCGACGCAGACCGCGAAATTCCGCCGCTACTTCCTCTCCGGCGCGACGGGCGCGGCAGGCCAGACCGGCTCGCCGATCTCCAACTTCTACATCCCGCTCGCGACGACCCCGCTCGTCGAAGGCGTGACGCCGACCGGCAACCGCCTCGCCAATCAGGACTACACCGTGACGCTCGCCCAGTACGGCGACTTCATCACGATCACCGATGTCGTCATGGATACGCACACCGACAAGGTGCTGCAAGAAGCCACGGACATCCTCGGTGAGCAGGCTGCGGTCACCGTGGAGACGCTGCGCTTCAACGTCCTCAAGGCGGGCACGAACGTCTTCTACGCCAATCAGGTTGCTGGCCGGTCTTCGGTCATCAAGCAAATCTCGCTCGCAGATCAGCGCCGCGTCACCACGGCTCTGAACCGCCAGAACGCGAAGAAGATCACGAACATCGTGGGATCGTCTTCGGACTACAACACGAAGTCGGTGGAAGCGGCCTACATGGCTGTCGTCCATCCCGATCTCGAAACCGACATCCGCCAGTTGACCGGCTTCAAGCCTGTCGCGGATTACGGCCCGCACACGTCTCCGATGGAAGGTGAGATCGGCTCGGTCGAGCAGGTCCGCTACCTCTCCTCGACCGTGCTCGCGCCGTGGGCCGACACAGGCGGTGATGCGACCACTCACAGCGTTCGCTTCACCACGGCTGACACGGCTTGCGACGTTTACCCCGTCCTGATCTTCGCACGCGATGCTTTCGGCATCGTGCCGCTGAAGGGCAAGTCGGCGATGACGCCCATGGTCGTCAACCCGAAGCCTGCTCCCGGCGATCCGCTCGCTCAGCGTGGCACGGTCGGCTGGAAGCTCTGGACCGCGACGGTCATCCTGCAAGAGGCTTGGATGGCTCGCCTCGAAGTGGCTTGCAGCGCCTAATGTGATGGGGGCCTAGCGCCCCCACTCACTTCGCCCTGAGATCAATCGGAGACATACGACTATGGCTGAAGTTCAAAAGAATATGGATGGTGTCGCCCGCTTCGCAAGCGGTTACATCGATCCCTCGGCAACCGGCGCGAAGGTCATCACGCTCGGCTTCCGCCCGCGCTACGTTCTCATGATCAACGAAGACCTCGTTGTTCGTTGGGAAAAACTCGACAGCATGGCCGCTGCTGCGTGCCTGAAGACGGTCACTGGCGGCACCATGACCTACGATACGAACTCGGCAATCGTCATCGACGATAAAGGGTTCACGATCTCGTCCGCTGCTTACGGCGACGGCGATAACGTCATGTGGGTCGCCTACGGCTAAGGAGAGGGGCTTCGGCCCCAATCCTGTTTCTCTCACACGGAGCTAAAGCCACATGGCACGCGAAGTTCTCGACCATACCCTTAACAGCGATCTCGGTGCTCAGTTCGCAAAGCTGAACGAGATGCTGACAGAACTCTATGCCGCGCAGGCGGCAGCGACCCCGGATACTCTCGTCGTTCCGGCAGCTACGCTCGGCGATCTCGTGCTCGGTCAGGGTCTCGTGAAGACCGCATCGGCGACTGCCGGTGCTGCGACTTTGACGAACCCTTCAGGCACGATCACGACGGAAGCGCTGACCACGGCGGCGGGCGCGGATTACACCCTGACCATCACCAATACCGAGGTCGCGGCTGCGGATATTCCGTTCGCCTCGCTTCGCAACGGGACGAACACTCAGGGCTTGCCGCTCATCAAGAGCGTCAATCCCAACGCCAACCAGCTCGTGATTATCGTGCGCAATGCTCACGCGTCTGAAGCTCTCAACGGCACGCTGGAGATCGCCTTCGGGGTGCTGAAGGTCTAACCTTTGGCGCATCAATAAACATGCACGAGGGGGCTTAGGCTCCCTCGTTGCGTATGGAGGTGGTCATGGAGTGCAAGGTCTACATCGAGCGGAAGCAAAACGGCTACGAGGTCGAAATCCACGATCCGAAAATCGTGGAGCAAAACCGCGATCCAAGCAGCAAACGCCCTTGGCGCGACCCGAAAAGGTCGTATGTCTTTAAGAGCGTGAAGGAGGTCTTGGACTTCCTGAACAAGAACCTCGATAAGGCTCTCCCCATGGACGAGTATTCATCGAGCTTCGATAAAGCCGCAGGAGAGATCGATGGCAAATGACGACGACGATGACTTCGGAAGCAACATTCCGAAGAAGGTGAAATCCAAGGGCAAGGTCCCTCCCGTGGCTCCTGTAGCTGCTGCCGAGGATGACGACGACGGCGAGGTCGTGACCCTTCCCCCGCCGCGCAAGAAGCGCGCGCAGCCTCCGACCGAGGTGCAGCCTGCGCAAGGCATGCCGAAGAAGTTCAGGATCATCCTTGAGGAGAACGAGGTCATCCCGCCGACCGGCTTGTACCTGTCGCACAACGGGCGGCCCTACGTGATCCAGACCGGCGTCGAGGTCGATATTCCTCACTTCCTGAAGGAAATTCTCGACAACGCGGTGATCTCGGTTCCGGTCACGGAGCCGTCCACGCAGCAGGTCATTGGCTACAGGAACAGATTGCGCTATCCTTACCGCGTCATATAGAAGGGGGTATCTCCCCTTCCGGCGCGGGACGGACAATGAAGCTCAACGAACTCCTGACTGAGCTGCGGCAGAACATCCTGCATGATCGCAGCGACCGAGTGGAGGGTTTGTCCGACCGGCTCTGGTCCGATGAAACCCTCCTCCGTTACATCGACGAGGCTCAGCGCAAGTTCTGCCGCGAGGGGCTTATCCTGCGCACGACGCGCACGGTTACCCTGCTGACAGGCGTGGCTACCTACGCGCTCGATGAGAATGTGCTGGCCGTGATCTCGGCGAAGCATACGACCGACGAAGCGGACCTCATGCGCGTCGGTCATCACGATCTCAACATCTACATCCCCAACTACATGCCGTACTTCGATCCGACAGCCTATCGAGGCATGCCGGACGGCAAGCCGTTGGCGTATTCGACCGACGAGTACCTGCAAGCAGGTGCCACGCCCTCAGAGCGCTCACTGGGGCGCTCGACGCTGCGCGTCTATCCCAAGCCGACAGCGGCTTACAACAACACGACACTGACGCTGCGCATCATCGGTCAGCCCACACGCAGGCTCTTCGAGTGCAAGCCGCATGACGTGCCGGAGCTGCCTGAGGACTATCACCTCGACATGCTCGACTGGGCGGCGCACCTCGCGCTGCGCATCAACGACGTGGATGCAGGCTTCAGGCAAGCGTCCGCAGATTTCGCTGCAACATTTAACGCCAAAGTTCGCGAAGCCCGCCGCCAGACGATGCGCAAACTCTTTGCGCCTCAGGGCCACGGCTTCGGTCAGAACGGCTGGTCGTGGGAGCGCTAAGATGGTCAACTTCATGATGCGGCCTGACAAGCTGGTAGACGATCAGGGAAACCCGACGCCTGCTGCTGCTCAGATGAACCAGAACGTCCTGAACTTCATAGACCCGTCGCGGGCCTTCCCCACGGCGACGAAGGTTGTCGAGGACACGACACCACTCGGTGCTCTCGCACGCCCGCTCACGGTGCCCGCAGCGGTGCTCTACGACAGCTTCTCAGGCGTTGCGAATAACGTCTCCGAGGCGCTGCCGAAGATTGGCAACTTCCTCACCACGCCGATGGTGCAGCGACAGAACACTGGCGAGGCTTATCCGACGCGCGATGTGCCGACGCTCGATCAGATGGTCGGCGCGATGCCGTCGCTCGCGAACCCCGGCGCAGTGAAGCAGACGACCGCGCAACAGCCTGCTGCCGCTGCGGCCTTCCGTAACCTGTTCGCTGGCCTGACCGAGAAGCAGGTCAATCAGCTCATGGCGCAAGCGCTCGGCGACAAAGAGAAGCCGATGGCTGGCCGGGACATCGGGTCGCGCGAATACTTGTCCATCGCGAAAAGCGAATACCTCGCGGCAATCGGTGCCGCTGAGCAAGAGAAAGACCCGAAGAAGCGCATGGAGAAATTGTCGGCGGCTCGTGGCACGTATGCGCAGAAGCTCCTGCCGACGTTCATGAGCAATCCGACGAACCAAGCCATCGCTGAAGGTATGCAATAAGGCGGTCACTAAATGGCTGGCATTAACGACATCGTAATCGACCCGAGGATCGCTTCGCTTCCACTCGAAGGGCTACCCTCGTATCAACCGGCTGAAGTCCCGAAGCGAAACCTGATCGCGGCGGGCCTCAGCGCGGGCGTCGATGACCTTCAGGGCTTGTTCGGCGCTGGCATACAGGCCATGGGCAAGCTGTCGAAGATTTCGCCGCTAGAGGGTCTGGGCCGCGACATCTCCGAACGCAACCAAGCGGAGAGCGAGGCCAACGGTCGGCCTGACCTTGAGATCGCTCCATGGAAGGACGGCGGATCGTCGTTCGCGCCATGGCTGGCGTACCAGCTCGCGAAACAGGTGCCACAGATCGCTACGACGCTCGTGGGCGGCGCTGGCGTCGGCGCTGCGGCTGCAAGGGCTGGATTGTCGGTCCCGGCCAACGTGGCTGCTGCTGGCGCTCGTGTGCCTGTCATCGGCAGCGAGAACCTTGTGCGCAATCTTCTAGGTGGTACGGCGGTCGGCTACCCCATGGGCGTCGGCGCGATGTACCAAGAGGCGTCGAACCGCGAGAAGGAGGGCGGTGGTGCCGCCACTCAGGGTGACGCCGCCGCTGCGCTCGCCATGGGCCTTCCATACGCTGCGCTCGATGCCATGCAGCCTGTCGCCCTCGGCGCGGCGCTGAAGAAGGGCTTGCAGGGCAACCTGCTCAAGCGCCTCGGCACTGGTGTCGGTGTCGGCGCTGTTTCGGAAATGCCGCAAGAGGCGTTGCAGACCGCGATGGAGATGTCCTTCCGGCCTGACCTGCCGATGGCGAAGAAGATGGAGAACATCGTCGATGCGGCGCTCACTGGCGCGGCTGTCGGCGGTGCGTTCGGTGCCGGTAGCGGCATCCGTCGTCTGCGTTCTGGCAGCGGCTCTCAGGCCGGTACAGAGGTCATCGAGCAGGCAGTCAATGAAGAACTCGGCATCAATCCGCCGACGATGCCGACAATCGAGGACCTTGCGCCCCGGCAGAACGTCACGCCGTTCGGTGGTGCATCGAACGAAGACCTCACTGCGCGTCTGGGCAATCTCGAACAGCTCATGGGTAGCGGCGAGCAGACGAGCGAGAACAGCGCGCTGCGGGATCGCATCCGGGCAGAGCTGGCGAACCGGGCTCCGAAGCCTAGTCCGCTCGCGGGCGCTGACGACAATATGCTGTCTCGCGCCGAGGAGCTGCTGCAAGCGAAGATCGATACGCAGCGCTTCACGCAAAAGGATGTTGAGGACCTGCGCGCTGTGCGTGCTGAACGCGCTACGCGTGCGCCTCAGGCCGACATGTTCGCGAATGAGCCGGAGCAGGTAGCGCCCGGCGCGACCGAAGAATTGCAGACCGCTGGTGAGCGGCTGGCGAAGTTGCGCGCTGGCATCACGCCGGAAGTTGAGAACACGCAGAACGATCTCAAGGCTCGTCTCGGCTACGAGAGCAAGCTGATCGATCGTACACGCTCGCGCTCTGAGGCAGAGCAGGTGATGAAGATCGAGGATGATCTCCGTCAAGGCAAGTCGCTCAACAAACCGATGACGGAGCTTGCGACGAAGTACGGTCTGCTCGATGCCAAGGGCAAGATGCGCGATCTCGCTGCGGACGAGGATGCTGCGCTCGCCAAGGTGGACGCTGCGCAGGCGGCGCTGAAACTAAAACAGACCGATGAAAATCTCCGGGCCGTCAAGGCGGCGCAGACCGAGTACAACCAAATCCGCACTCAGCGTGAGCTGGTGGACGATGCCGCGATCATGCGTGCGCAGATCGTCGAGGATGATGCTGACGTTGCTGCGACGGCAGAACAGATCGTCGCGCGCCGCACGAGCGCACGTGACGTTGTGGCTGCGCAGAATGCTGAGGCTGCTGCAAAGGCGGCTGAAGACGAGCGTGTGTGGCAGGAAGCATCCGATGCTCAGCGCATGGACTTCGTGAAGTCCAACGCATCCCGCATCGTGCGCGAGCGCGAGCAGCGGCAGGCTGAGCGCAATGCGTCACCCCCGGCGAACGTGCAGCCGCAAGAGCGTGTGATCCCGGCATCGAGTGCTGCGCAGCGTGAGCAGGCGTTCGAGGCGGCGCGCAAGGCACAGGGACCGATGGCTCAGGGCCTCACCCCGTTGTCGCGTGAGCAGGCGTTCGAGGCCGCACAGGCTCAGCGTGGTCAGCAGGTGGCTGCGCGCATGGATCGCGACTTCACGGAAGCGCAGACGCAGCGTGCCGTGGAGACGCCCATCGTCATCGACAGCGCACAGTTCACATCGCCTGCGCAGAAGACAGTCGCCGATACATTCAACCGCATGACTGCGGCGCAGCAGAACGCGCTCATCGACCGCGAGGAGTTTGGCTCGCTCGAAGCAGTGCAAAGCTACATAGGCTCGGCCAACAAGCAGAACGCGAAGAAGATACAGACCCTCATGGCTGCGGCTGTGAACGCGAACCCCTCGGTCGTGACGGAAGCCTACGCGCGTTCGACACCGAAGATCGCCATCACAAATGACGAGATAAAACTTGCGCGGCTGACGAAGCTCGCACGCACTGGCTCCAAGCAGGCCCGGCAGGACGCGAACTCGGCGCTGGTCGATCTGCGCAACGCCAACACGTCTGAGGAGCTGCAAGCGGCCAACAGCAAGGCGTACAAGGCTCTCATCGATCACGGTGCTGAGCGCATGGCATTCAACGTGAGCACGGTGAGCGCTGGCCCGCCACTGAACAACGTGATCTTCGACCGCGAGTTCGCACGTGTGATGACCCGCATGTCGCCGGATGTCCGCGCGCGCACGAAGGTCGTCGATACGGTGACGCAGCTCCCGACAGGCGTGACGGACATGGCCGCGATGCGTGGTCTCGATCCGGTGAACATTCGCGGCGTCATGAACGAGGGCGACATCTACATCGTCCGCGAGAACATGCGCTCACCAGCAGATGTGCAGGAGATCATCCTGCACGAAGTCTTCGGCCACATCGGCACAGCCAATCTGTTCGGTGAGAACCGCGATGCGGCGCTGGCAAGCATGTTCCGCCGCGCAGGTGGTCTCTCTGGTGTGCGCGAGCTGGCGCGTAAGAACGGTGTGTCGAATGAGCTTGAAGCGTACATCCAAGGCGATCCGCTGGATGATCGTGCTGCTGCGGACCTCATGGATGAGTTGCTGTCTCAGGCTGCGGGACGCAACACCGGATCGCTCAAGACGATGCTGCTCGAATGGGTTGGCCGCCTCAAGCGCGTGCTGGTCGCCAGTCTTCGCAAGGCCGGTTTCAATGCAGCGGCGGATCGCTTCGATACAGTCTCTAATGCGGATATGGCGGCGACACTCTACGATATGCGTCGTGCGGCCATGAACAACGCGCCGACAACGACGGACACGCAGTTCTCCGTCGAGAACCCCAAGAGCGTCCCCGGCGCGACGGAGACCGTCGCCAAGATGTCTGCATGGGCGGATCAGGCGCACAACGCCGCGTCGAAGGTTCCGTGGCGTGAGATGAACGTGAAGATGCGTCGTCTGATGCTGACGGCATCCTCGGTCAACCACATGTCGTGGCTCTACGACAAGGTGCTGCCCGCGCTCAAGAATTACGCGAACTCCATGCGCCTGCGAGATACGACGGCGGCTCGCTTCGCGCAGTTGTTCTCGGTGAGCTACGACAAGCTCACGCAGTTGGAGCGCTACAACCCGGAGGCGTTCAACAAAGTCAAACAGCTCATGATCTACACTGAGATGGACATCAACCCATCGAAGACGTGGGCTGAGCATGGCTGGCTGCACAAGAAGTCCAACGCTGCTGAACTCGAACAGGAGGTCGGCAAGGCGAATGAGATCGTGCGCTCGCTGCGGCAGACGCCGTTCGGCGCTGAGCGCGTCGGCAACGTGTACGATCAGCTCGTGCAGACCAATGAGACGATGTTCAAGGCGCAGAGCGCAGTGTCGCTCTATCGCTTTATCAAGACCGATCCGGCGCTCAGCGCTGCGCTGCCGGGCATCAAGAACCCGCTGCCTGACTACGTGAACAACGCGGCGTTCTACAGCTCGCCCGAGAAGGCGAACACGTACTGGTCCGGCGTCATCGCGAGCCAGCTCGAAGCGCTGCATCAGCACGTCAAGGATACCGAACTCGCGGTCGCGAAGCTCGATCCGAAAGAGGCCGAAGCGCAGAAGCTCCGCGTCAAGCCGATTGCGCAGCGCATGGTGAGCATCGAGAACACGCTCGCAGCGATGGACAAGGTGCCTTACTTCACGCTCGGTCGCTCCGGCGATTATGTCGTCGCGTTCAAGATGAAGCGCGATGAAGGCGGGAAGGATGTGGACAAGACCGCACAGAACGCTGTGATCGAGGGCCTTGCGGCCAAGGGCTTCGGTGGCATCCAGATGTCGCAGGCATCGACGGTGCCTTCAGCCTTCATCCGCGTGGAGAACCAAGACCAGCAGGTCTCGCTTCAGGCGCTCGTCAAGTCCTTGGAGAAGGCCGGTCACGTCAGCGATGTCAGCGTCTACAACCGTCGCGAGACGACGCGCAACTTCGAGATCGACGAGACGGCGCTGCAAAACTTCATCTCCAATCTGCGGGCGCAGTACAGCGATCTCTCCGACGATGCGGACGCCGAGACGCGTGCGCAGGTCAACAAGCTCATCGCGAAAGCGCAGGACCTGTGGCTGGATCAGCTACCGGACAGCTCGATCTCGAAGATGCTGACGACCCGCAAGGGCATCCCCGGCTACTCGAACGATGTGGTGCGAAACTACGCGCAGCACATGCGTGTGGCGTCGGTGTCACTCGCTGGTCTGGCTACATCGCTCGATGTGCAGGAAGCGCTCACCGACATGCGCAAGGATGTGCAGACCGCCAAGCGTAATGGCACGGCTGGCCCGACAGTGACGCAGAAGCAGGACATCCTGCAAGAAGTCCTGAAGCGCGAAGCGAACCACGCTATGACGACACGCGTGGGTCTTGTGGATGACTTCCGCGCATGGACGCACGCCTACTTCCTCGGCCTGTCCCCTGCATACGCGCTGGTGAACATGACGCAGGTCGGCGTGCTGCTGTGGCCGGAGCTGTCGAAGCGGCATGGGTTCGTGGCGTCGGCGAAAGCGATCTCCAAGGCTACGCCGCTGATGTTCAAAATCCTCGCTGCGGCTGGCAAGGCTGGTTACGACCGCAGCGGCGCTGTCGGTGTCTCCGACGCCATCATCACTGAAGATGCGCTCGCAAAGGACAAGTCGATCTCGGCCAAGGATCGCGAGTTCATCATGCAGGTGGTGAACACAGGCATCATCGATCTCGGCTCCTTCAGCCGCGAACTCGCGCGCGCCTCGGAAAACCGCAGCGACCGCTGGCAGGATAAGACGCAGCGTGTCGCATCGTCGTTCGGCTATTACACCGAGACGGCATCGCGTCTGCTCGCTGCATTGTCCTCTCGCGACCTCAACGGTCAGAAGGGCGATCAGAAGGAGATGGACTACGTGACGCAAGTGGTCGAGCAGTCGATGCTCAACTACTCGTCGTGGAATACCGCACGTGCAGCAGGCCGCATGGGTATCGCTGGCCCGCTGACGCCGATCATGACGAGCTTCTACACCTACAACATGCAGCTCATCGAGAAGCTGTATCGTGAATTCCATCGCGGCTTCACTGAGCGCAACACGAGCCCGGCTGAGCGCAAGGAGGCTCGTCGCTTCCTGCTCGCGCATCTGGGTGCCGTCACCACGGTGTCAGGCACGCTCGGCCTTCCGGCAGCGTCGATGTTCGCAGGTGCATATGACGCTATCGCAGGCGCGCTCGGTGACGAGGATGAGCCTCAGGACATCAAGACATCGTGGCGCAACTTCCTCGCTGATACGTTCGGCAAGGAAGTCGGTGAGGTGTTGTCGCGCGGTTTGTTCCGGCAGGCAGGCATCGACATCGCGCAGCGTGCTGGCGAAGGCGACATAATCCCGTTCACGCGACTGCTTACAGACAAGCGCGAGTTCAAGGATAAATGGAAGGACTGGGCGGCGCAGGCTGCGGGTTCTCCGTTCGGTATGCTTGCAGGCATGATCGAGGGTGCTGAAGAACTCTCGAAGGGCAACGTCATGGGCGGCTTCGAGAAGGCGCTGCCAGTGGCTTTCCGCAGCGGTGTCAAAGCCTATCAGATGACTGACAAGGGCTACACCGATGCCAAGGGCAACACGATCCCGCTGACGCCCGGCGCGACGGATGTGCTTGCACAGGCGCTTGGCTTCAAGCCCGCAGAGAAGGCTGAGTACGACGAGGAGGCGCAGCTCGTGCGCGTGCGTAAGGGTGAGCTGGTGCGCGCAGCATCGAACATCCGCAAGAACCTCGTGCAGGCCATCGAGAAGGGCGACAAAGAAGACATCAAGACATGGACCGCCGAAGCCAAACGCTTCGACGCCAACCAGCCTGCCTACGCGGTTCTCCCCGGCATCGGCGGCACCATTCAGCGCCGCGCAGCAGAACGTGCGCGCTCGCAGAACATGGGCGTCCCGCTGGCGACGAACTTCAAGGATCAGAACACGATGGGCCTCTTGGGCTTTGGCAACTACGCGAGGTAGCCAAGTTACGAGGTTTCATGTAACAAGATAGAAAAGGGGCGCACGATGACCACGGATTACGAGAGCAGCGATCTAGGCCATTACGACATCGAGATCGTGACGCACGCCTCGTTCGTGCTTGAGATCACGTGGAACGATGAGAACGGTGCGCCCATCGATCTCACAGGCTACACGGCGCGCATGCAAGCGCGTGACGATGAAGACGCCGATACTCCGTGGTTCGATGTCGATGAGAGCGACTACATCGCGCTCGGCGGCACGGCTGGCACGATCAGCGTTGTGATCCCGAAATCGATCACAGAAGACATCACATCTGAAGAAGGTGTCTGGGACCTGATGCTCACATCCCCGGCAGGTGTGACCACTCGCGTTCTGCATGGATGCGCATGCGTGGAGAAGGGGATCACGCATGACTAACGTTGTCGTTGTCGAAGGCCGTGTCATCGTCACACGTCCCGGCAGGGTCGTAGGCATCATCAAGCCTGCTGGCCCAACAGGTCCGCAAGGCGATGCTGGTGAACTCGGTCCTACGGGACCGACAGGTCCGACTGGTGCTCCGAGCACTGTTGCTGGCCCCACAGGTCCGAATGGTCCGACAGGTCCCACCGGCACGCAAGGTGAAGTCGGCGATGCAGGTCCGACCGGCAGCAACGGACCTACGGGTCCGACTGGTCCTTACGGTCCAACAGGACCGACAGGAAACGATAGCAATGTTGCAGGCCCCACAGGCCCGACCGGTGCTGCATCGAACGTCACTGGCCCCACAGGCCCGACCGGCGTTAGCGGTCTTCAAGGTATTCAAGGTCCAACAGGCCCGACTGGTGCGAATGGGTCGCGTGGCCCTACGGGTCCAACAGGACCGACAGGCGCGCAAGGTGTGCAAGGTGTAACTGGTCCGACAGGTCCTACGGGACCGACAGGCGCTGCATCGAACGTCACGGGTCCGACAGGCGCTGTTGGTCCGACTGGTGCAACAGGTCCGACAGGATCGACTGCTGCACTCTACGTCGGCATCGTTGCACCGACAGGTGATGAAGGTCCGTTCGAAGGACAGATGTGGTTCAATCCAGAGACGAGCGTTTATCTCATCTATTACGATGATGGTGACAGCTTGCAGTGGGTTGCGCCGCTCGGCCCCATGGGTCCGACAGGTCCGACCGGTCCAACAGGATCAACAGGCGCTGTAGGTGCAACAGGTCCAACTGGTCCAACAGGCGCAGTGGGTCCGACCGGCGCAGATAGCATGGTTACAGGACCAACAGGTCCAACAGGTCCGACCGGCGCGACAGGCGATACTGGTGCAGATAGCGTTGTGCCCGGACCCACAGGACCGACTGGTCCTACAGGTCCAACAGGCGCGACCGGCGCAGATAGCACTGTTGCGGGTCCAACAGGTCCGACTGGTCCTTCAGTTACAGGTCCAACCGGATCAACAGGTGCAGGCGGCCCCACAGGTCCGACTGGCACGATGCCCTCGCCTCGCGGTGCACGTGCAACGCGCTCCACGAACCTGACAGGTGTCAACTACTCAGCAGCGTTCACAGTCATCAACTGGGACACTGAAGCGTATGACACCGACACGATCCACGACCTTGTGACGAACAATTCACGTCTCACGGTGCCGACAGGTGTCACATGGGTCGAGTTGTTCGCGCAGATCACGCTCGGCAACGTGACAGCCGACAGTGGTGTTGCAGTCGAGATACGCAAGAACGGCACAGGCATCGCGCGCGTGGCTCACAACGCTGGTGGCTACTCCAACCCGCACGTGCAAGTTCAGAGCGGCTTGGTTAGCTGCGTGGCTACTGATTACTTCGAAGTCTTCGTGGTCTGCGCTGATACATCGATAGATGTCACCGCAGCTACATCATGGTTCGAGATGAGGATCGTTTACTAATGAGCGCTGTAAACTTTCCATCAAACCCATCGCTGAACGATGTCCATACGCACAACGGCGTGTCGTGGATTTGGAACGGTGCGGCGTGGATCATTCCGAACGGCGGCACCATCGGACCCACGGGACCGACCGGCCCCGGCGTCGGCGCTGCTGGCCCCACAGGACCGACAGGTCCTTCAGTCACGGGGCCGACTGGTCCTTCAGTCACGGGACCAACTGGCGCTGGTGGTCCGACTGGCGCTGGAGGTCCCACAGGTCCGACAGGATCGACAGGCGCAGGTGGCCCCACAGGACCGACCGGTCAGGCAGGCGGCCCCACAGGTCCGACTGGTCCAACAGGACCGACAGGCGCTGATGGCCCCGAGAGCGTTGTGCCCGGCCCGACAGGACCGACAGGCGGCGTCGGCCCGACTGGTGCGCCATCGAGCGTCACCGGCCCCACAGGCCCCTCTGTAACCGGTCCAACAGGATCGACCGGCGCAGGCGGCCCCACAGGTCCGACAGGCCCCACAGGAACGACAGGCGCTGGTGGCCCCACAGGACCGACAGGAGCAGCGGGAGCAGGCGGCCCGACAGGTCCGACAGGCACGGCAGGCAACGACGGCGCAGGCGGCCCCACGGGTCCGACAGGCGCGAATGGTGCCGGTGGTCCGACAGGCCCGTCAGTGACCGGCCCTGCTGGCGCTGGAGGCCCCACAGGACCGACAGGAGCGGGCGGCAGCACTGGTGCAGGCGGCCCTACGGGTCCAACGGGTGCTGGCGGCCCTACAGGCGCGTCTGGAGGCCCTACAGGACCGACTGGCCCGGCAGGCACGAACGGCACGCCGGGCGGCCCCACAGGACCGGGCGGCCCCACAGGACCGACAGGTGCGAATGGTGGTCAAGGTGTCAAAGGCCCGACCGGTCCAACAGGTCCTACGGGCGCGCAGGGCTCTGCGGGTCTCGACAGCACGATCCCCGGCCCGACAGGTCCGACCGGCGCAGCATCGAGCGTTGCAGGCCCGACAGGTGCTGGTGGTCCGACTGGCCCCACAGGATCGACCGGCGCTGCATCGACAGTGACCGGACCCACAGGATCGACAGGTGCAGGCGGTCCAACAGGTCCGACCGGCGCAACAGGTGCAGCCTCGACCGTCACCGGCCCCACAGGACCGACCGGCGCGACAGGTGGCAACGGACCTACAGGCCCATCCGTCACAGGTCCGACAGGTGCAGGCGGCGCTGCGGGCGCGACGACGTTGCAGATCATCGACGGCGACTACACGCTGCTCTCGTCGGATGCGAGCAGCTACATGCGCCAGATCAGCGCGAGCGCGAACGACATCACGGTGAACAGCTATCTGTTCTCCTACGGCATCGCGGTGACCTTCCATCAGGCAGGCGCAGGGCAGATCACGTTCGTCGAGGGCTCCGGCGTCACGATCAACACACCGCCCAACGGATCGCTGAGCACACGTGGTCAGGGATCGACGGTCACACTGATCTGCGTTGCGGTCGATGAATACGATCTCATCGGCGATGTCGAGCTGTCTGTGGACTATGCAGGTTACGATGTCGCCATGGGTGTCGCGTCTCCCGCGCCTACCGCGAGCGAGGAGTTGCTGCGTCACTTGTTCACGAGAAGTGTCGTGTTCGGTGTGGACTTCGCAGGCTCACTTGCCAAGGCGGATACTGCGGCGACCGCATCGACGGTGCTCAGCGTGAAGAAGAACGGCACCGAGATCGGCACGATCACGTTCGCGATTGCAGGCACGACCGGCACACTCGAAAGCGATGGTGTCGCAGCATCGTTCGCGGCTGGAGATGTGATGACAGTCGTGGCTCCGGCGACACCTGATGCTACGCTCGCGAAGATCGCTGCGACGTTCAAGGGGAGCAAGGTCTAATGGCGGCTCCCGCTGCGCATCGCTATTGGCGACTAGCGGTTCGGCAGCGTAACAGCAACGGCCTGTCGAACCTCGCCACGCGCGACATTCAAATGAAATCGGGCGGCACCAACCGCTCGGTAGGTGCGACCAAGACTGCATCGTCAGGGGCGAACCCATCCTTCTTTGGCGATGGTAACACAGGTACATCGTTCTCAGTTGCGTTCACGCCGATCATATATCTCAACTTCGATTTCGGCTCAGGCAACGCCTACGACATCGACGAGATTGTCTACACGCCGGACGCGACGTTTCCATCGTTCTTCTCCATCGGCCTCACCGAGGTGCAATACTCGGATGACGGAACGAATTACACGACGAGCTGGATCATCTTCAGCCCGCAGACAGTGCTGTCATGGGGAACAGGCAACGCCACATTCACGCGCCCGGCGCGCAGCGTGGCTACGACAGCCAATGCCCGATACTGGCTGTGGCTGTTCAAGACCAACAAGGGCGGCGACAACGCCATCCCGTCGCAGTACTCCATCGCGGAAGCAGAGCTGCGGCTGACGAGCGGCGGCGCTGATCAGACAGGATCAGGCACAGCACACTCCTGCCTGAGTTCCAACGCATCAAATGCGTTCAACAATAACTTCGGCAATCAGTGGCTCGAAGACTATACCACCTCGACTGCGCTCGGTTACCAGTTCGGCAGCGGCGTCACCAAGGCGATCCGCGCGTTCACACTTGGCACAGCCAGCTCAGGTAACCAGAACGGCATGCCGACATCGGGCACGATCTGTTGCAGCGATAACATGTTCACGTACTGGCCTATCAAAGATTGGACATTGAGCGCTGCGGGATGGTCCACCACCAGTCAGGTGCGTGAGGTCACGTTCGAGCCGCCCTTCGATAATCACCGCAGACAGACGAGGGCCATCCAATGAGTGTGCATCGCCACTGGCGGATGGTTATTCCGCACGGTCAGAATTGGAACGGCGGCGTCGGCATGGCCGATGTCTATCTCAACGACGGCGTTGCAGATCGCATCGCTACGGTGACAGCGAATTTCACCGACTTCGGTGCTGCTGCGAACCTCATGGACAATAACGCGAGCAGCGTGTGGATCATGAACCCGCCGACGAGCGTGCTCTCGTATCCGGCGATCCTCACGTTCGACTTCGGTGTCAGCAACGAATACGACATTACTCAGGTCCGCATCCGCGCACTCGGCTCTCCGTACTCGTCTACTCAGGCTCGCAACGCGCCTGCGTACTTCCAGCTCCAATACTCCGACGACGCGAGCACGTGGACGACCTACTTCTGGGGCGTCATGAATGCGTACTACTCGCTAGGCGGCACCGAGACCTTCAACAAGCCGACAGCAGATTTCTCTGCGGGCGCGCGCTACTGGGCGGTCATCAGCCAGCTCGCGCAGGACGGCTCCGTGCCTGTGCTCACCGAGATGGAGCTGCACGACGCATCGGGCGGCGCGGACATCACGACATCAGGCACGACGATCTGGTCTGGCTCGAACTATCCCTCGGCAGGCTTCGCCGCGTCGTTCATGGTGGACAACAGCGGCTTCACGCACTGGGCGAGCTTCTTCGAGGAGGATGCTCTGGTCCTCGATCTTTCGTCGGTGGAGGACGTGCGCGAGGTACAACTTCAGGCTTCCCTGACCGGCAGCTACTATGATAACGCGCCTACAGCCGGGTATGTTTTGCGCTCGTCTGATGGTCGGGGTTACGAGGAAGTGACTGCATGGACGCTGCCAAGCACATGGACAGCGGGCGCGCAACGGCTCATCACATGGGAAGCGGAAACCATCCCGGCAGTGGATCAATTGAAGTGGCCTCTATTCGTGGGGGCGCTCTAGGAGGAGCCAATGCCGTTCAGCGCCAATGAGTGCAAGGACTGGATCAAGTCACATGTGACGAGGATGAAGCCTCGCTCGATGCTCGATGTCGGACCCGGCGCAGGCACCTACGCCAAGTTGTTCCCGCTGATCCCGCACAAGGATGCGGTTGAAATCTGGGAGCCATATGTCGAGAAGTACGCGCTCGATAAACTCTACAGGCACGTCACCATCAAGGACATTCGCGAATATCGCGGCGTGGCATCCTACGACGTGGTGTTCTTCGGCGACGTGCTCGAACACATGTCGAGGGAAGAAGCCGCTAGGGTCGTCAGCGACTTCAAGCCTCTTGCAAAGTACATCGTGATCTCGATCCCCATCGGCGATTATCCGCAAGGCGAGTTCGAGGGCAATCCGCACGAGGCGCACAAGTCCACGTGGTCGGTCGAGGATGTTTTCATATCGTTCGGCAAGCCGCTCTACATGCGCGTCGAGAACAACATCGGCGCGTTCATCTACGGCGATCCCATCCCGCTCAAGATCGCCGTGTACGCGATCTGCAATGGTGAGAAGCACTTCGTCGAGCGCTTCATGAAATCATGCGAGGGCGCGGATGCCATCATCATCGGCGACACCGGATGCCCGCCTACCGATGACGCAGCGCTGGAATTCAGACGCCTCGGCGCGACGGTCTACCCGATCCACATCACACCGTTCCGGTTCGATCTGACACGCAATGCGGTCATGGCGCTGATCCCGCCAGACATCGACGTGTGCATTAGTCTCGATGTGGATGAGGTGATGGTGGAGGGCTGGCGCGAGCGCATCGAGAAGGTGTGGGAGCCCGGCGTCACGAACAATCTTTGGTATTACTTTGACTGGGGTCACGGCATTGTCTTCCCTTACCACAAGATACACAGTCGCGCTGGCTGGCACTGGCACCACGCGTGCCATGAAGATTTGCGCCTCGATGCTCGCATGCAGGTGCAGAACGCGCACGCCTACGAAGGCGGGGCGCTGGTTAAACATTACCCTGATCAGACCAAGAGCCGGGGTAGCTACATGGCGATCCTCGAAGCGTCAGTGAAGGAAGACCCGCACGATCCGACGCACTACTTTTATTACGCGCGCGAGCTGGTCGCCTATCAGCGTTACGACGAGGGCATTACGGCGCTCGAACGCTACCTAGAGATCAGCGGGCCGTCGTACCAGAACGAGCGCTGCTACGCGATGCGTGAGATGGCGAAGGCGTGGATGGGTAAAGGCGATCTCAGGAAGGCTGAGGGATGGGCGGCGCAGGCCGCCGCTGAAGCGCCGAACACACGCGAGCCGTGGTTCCTATTGGCCGAATTAGCATATCGCAAGAAGTCGTGGTGGGAGAGCCTTGCCTACGCGCAGCGCTGCGTTAGCATCAAAGATCGCGCGAAAGTCTACACATGCGATCCATCAGTGTGGACCGGCCAGATACATGACTATCTCGCGCTCGCTGCGTACAACCTGAAATTCTACAATATCGCTATCGAGCACGGCAAATTGGCGATTGAGTTGTCACCGGAAGACCCGCGCTTCAAAACCAATCTTGGGTTCTATCTAAAGGAGAAAGACGATGCAGGTAAATTACCCGATCTGCCTACGGAAGATGCTGAGGTATGAGGGCGGCTTCGCCAACCATCCGCGTGATCCGGGCGGGCGCACACTCAACGGTGTGACGCAAGCCGTCTACGACGCCTACCGTCGCAAGAAGGGCAAGCCTCGCATCATCCTCACTGCTGGCCGGGCCAACGCGGCTGAGTGGCAGACGGAGATGGCCGAGATTTACGAAGGCGGCTACTGGAAGCCGGTGCACGGTGCCACGATCAATCACGGCATCGACGGTGCGCTGTTCGACTATGCGGTCAACTCCGGCCCCGGTCGCGCGATCCGTGTCGCCCAGAAGCTCGCCGGTCGCCCGGTGACGGGACGCCTCACGCCCGACGACGTGGCTGCGATCAACAAGCGTTCGCCTGCGCAGTTCGTCGATGCGATCTGCAACGAGCGCCTTGCGTTCGTGAAGTCGCTGAAGACGTGGAGCACATTCGGCACCGGCTGGTCTCGCCGCATCGCGGACGTGCGCCGGTACTGTGGCGATCTCGCGCGCGGCAAGAAGGCTGTGGATGCCGTCTCGCCGGTCGCCAGCGAGGGCAAGGCTCAGGTGCCTGCGAACACCGCCCAGAAGGGCACCATCGTCGCGACAGGCGGCGGCGCTGGCACAGGCGTCGGCTACCAGTTCGGCGACTGGTTCGCGGCCAACCCGACCGCCATAGCCGTCATATGTGTCGTGGCAATTGTCGGCATCGCGTTCCTGTTCTATAAGATGGACGAGATGCGGGACCGCAAGCAGAACACCCCGATGGATGTTCCGGTCGTGCCGGAGATGGCGACATGAAATCCACACTCATCATCTTGGGCCTGATGGCGTTCGTCTGGGGTCTCATCCTCGCCTACAATCCGTTCGGTCTGCGGACGTGGATGTGGGCTGCTGCGGGCAATTCGCGCACGATGGCCGTGGGCTACTCGGCGTCGTTGATCTCTGTCCTCGACATGGCAAAGGTCATCGACTTCGAGCCGCTGATCGGCGCAAGCAACGCCGGTCGTGTCAGCGCCATCATGGCGATCACGATGATCGTCATGCGCGTGGTTACCGGCAATCTCTGCTTCAAGCCGGTTGAAGAAGACGGCGATGCGCCTACAGCCATCGCTGCGATCCAAGCCGACGACGGAGAGTGACATGGGTTTCCTCGCGTTCATCCTGAAAATCTTCGATCCGATCAGCGCCATCGCTGACAAGATCGCGGACTACAAGATCAAGCAACTCAATGCGACCACCGACCGTGAGAAGATCGCGGCAGGCGAGCGCGTCGATGCGCTGAACGCGAAGCGAGATGTCATGATCGCCGAGGCGGGCTCCGGCGTGAACACGTGGATGCGGGCGGCGATTGCCGCCCCTTTCATGCTCTACCTCTGGAAGCTGATCGTCTGGGACAAGATCATCATGGGCGGGCAGGTCGCCACGGACAACCTGAGCGACAAGCTCTGGGATGTCGGCATGCTGGTTTTCGGCTTTTACTTCCTGCAATCGACCGTCTCCACCGCCGTCAAATTGCTCCGGCGATAGAGGTCTGGCGTCGGGAGTTATCCTAGTATATGTTACGTGGCTATGGCTGGACCCTCGGATCAATCGCAGCAGGCCGCGCCCACAGACAGCGTGCTCTTGCAAGCCTTCACGGGGCTGAAAAACGTGGTGTCTCAGGACCGTCTGGGTCCGACCGATCTCGCGCGCGCCCAGAACATCGACCTCGATGACGTAGGTCAGCCGCGCCGCCGCAACGGCTTCGACAAGAAGAACAACGCCAACTTCCACTCCCTGTTCTCCGCGCCTGCCGAGAACCCCGTCATATGTGTCGGGGTACGCAACCGCATCCTTGTGCAGATCAAGCCGGACTACAGCTTCTACCCGCTCGACTATGCCATCGGCAACGACCCGGTGTCCTACACGCTGATCGGCACCGATCTCTATTATTCGTCCGAGAGCGCCAACGGCATCATCAACACGCAGACGCTCACACGCGCCAACTGGGGCGGCGAGGATCGCTGGCAGTCGCCGGTCGTCAATCCCACGGTGAACCTGCCGCCCATCGCCGGTCGCCAGCTCACACGCCCGCCGTTCGCCACGGCGCTCACCAATCTCAACGGACGCATCTACCTCGCGCAAGGCAAGCTGCTCTGGGCGACACAACTGTTCGCTTATCACTTCGTGGATCGCATCTCAGGCTTCGTGCAGTTCGAGGATGAGATCACAGCCATCGCGGCAGTGACGAGCGGTCTTTACGTCGGCACCAAGTCCGGCGTTTATTTCATGAGCGGCACTTGGGGCAAAATGCGCCGCGAGCGCGTGACCAATCACGGGGGCGTTCTCCCCGGCTCGATGGTCCACGTGCCAGCTTCGATGGTGAAGCGCCAGCTCGAACAGTCAGACCGCGAGAAGATCGCGGTGATGTTCATGACAACCACAGGTCTCTGCGTCGGCTTCGATAACGGCGCGGTCTACAATCTCACGCAGCAGGCATTCGAATTCCCTGAGGCGCTGAGTGCTGCCGCTTTGCTTCGGCAGGCTGATGGCATGACGACGTATGTCGGCGTGCTGGATAGTGCAGGCGATCCGGGTAGTGGCGCTAGGTTCGGTGATTACGCGGACGCTGAAATCCGCAGGTTTGGAGCAAGGAGCTAATACAATGCAGCACAACGGTGTGAACTACGAAAAGAACGACGCTGGTCTTCTGCTTCCCAAGCAGGGTCTCATCGTCGGTGGCCGCTTCCTCGTCACGCATCTGCGCAAGGGGAAGATCATCAGCGAGGAGGAGTGCAAGAACCTCGTCGTCAATGAGGGTCTGAACCACATCCTCGATGTCGTCTTCAACGGCGCAACGCAGGTCAGCCCGTGGTACGTCGGCCTGTTCGAAGGCAACTATACGCCGGTTGCCGGTGTGGTCGCCTCGACCATCGCGTCGGCATCTACAGAGACCACGGCCTATGACGAAAGCGTTCGCCAGACCTACGTCGAAGCGGCTGCTGCGTCTCAGTCCACCACGAACAGCGCATCCCGTGCGACGTTCACCTTCAACGCGACCAAGACCATCTACGGCGCGTTCCTGATCTCGAACAGCACCAAGGGCGGCACCACCGGTACGCTGCTCGCGGCGGCGCGCTTCGGATCGTCGAAGGCTGTCGTGGACGACGATCAGCTTCTCGTCACCTACACCTTCAACGCTTCGTCGGTGTAAGATGACGGTACTTGAGGACACTCTCACGGAAGGCATGGGCTTCGCTGAGGCCCTTGCCAAGATGTACAAGGGAGCGCCTGTCGCGACTGATACTCTCAGTCTCCCGATAGGTCTCTCTGCCGTCCGTGCGAAGTCCGACGTACTAACTGACGGGATCGGCATCGCACCCTCGGTGCCGGTCCTGCGCTACGCCATCAGCACGATTGTCGATGCGATCCGCATCCAGCATGCCGAGACGATCAACGGCATCTACCGCGACACGCTGGTGGACGGCATCGGCGTCATGGCCGTGCAGGGAGCAGGCATCCCCGCAACGCTGACGGACGGTATCGGCGTCGAGCTGGCTCAGCTCATCGCTATCGGTCAGGTGGTCACTGAAGCGCTCTACATCGAGCCGGAGATCACACCCAACACAATTCGAGGCGTCACCCTCACGCAGGGCATGCGCTTCCGCGACCTGCTCGCGCAATTCGTTGCTGCCGACATCTTGGAGACTATCGGCGTCGAGGGCGCGCTGAGCGTCGTCGGCCTGTTCTCGAAGTCGCTTGAAGAAGACATCGGTATCGAAGATGTCATCACACCCACATTCCTGATCTCGGCCACGTGCGAGGAGACCATCGGCATCGAGGACTTGGATGTCCTCACGATGATCTTCAACGGTCAGCTCGCCGAGAACATCCGCATCACTGCCGCTTATGTCGCTCCCAACGGAGGTTTCACTACATGGGCCATCAACGCAGCTACAGGTGCGGTCACGGAATATACGAACTACCAATTCAATTCGTTCGCGCAGGTTGGCGACAAGTACATCGGCGCGTCGAGCGAAGGACTGTACGAGCTGTCTGGTTCGGACGACGACGGCGAAGACATTGTGGCCCGCATCAAAAGCGGTCTCATTCAATTGGTAGGTTCACGTTTCGTGGGCTTCAAGGCTGCGTATCTGGGCATCAGGGCGAACACGACGACAGCGCCGATCCAGTTTTACCTGAAGATCGTGACAGGCGACGGCACCGAGCGCGTCTATAACGTGCTTGCCAACAGCATGCAGACGACCAAGGTCAACATCGGCAAGGGTGTCCGCACGCGTTACTGGTCGTTCGAGCTAGTCAGCTTCGGCGATGACTTCGATCTCGAAAGCATCGAGTTCGTACCGATGGTGGCGAACCGACGTGTATAGGCCCGGCTTCCAACTCCCGGCATTCTTCGGGACGGAGCTGTTCCCGAAAGAGATGCAATCGCCACCGGTCTCGCGCATCACTGTGGGTGCGCAGCTCGACCGGTGGGACAACGAGACCCTGAAGAACCTGATGGAGGAAGCGCGCCTCACGGTGCGCGATAACGCTGCCGACATCACAACCTTCTTCAACGGTCAGCGCCAGAACGCGCATCTGGCTGGCCTGCCGCAATATCGCAAGACGAAGATACTCGGTAACTTGTATCTGGATTACATATTCGCGAACGGCACCGAGAGCGTGTCGATCTACGTGAAGCCCGAGAGCGGCGGTCAGGAAGAAGCGCGCCGTCCGCGTGAGCGTGAAATCCTGATGGACGGCATCCTCGATGTCGAGACCGAGTTCGGCTACTGGCCCTTCCCCGGCGCGCAGGCGTTCGGCAATCCGCCTGAGCGGTGGACGCGTGGCACATCGACCGTCGCCTTCTACGATCCGTTCTATGAGCACGACAGCATCGAGAACCCGCTGATCGCCGCTGACGGCTCTGCGAGCGAGGTCGATGATCTCAGGCTCAACGTCTGGTACACGAAGTTCTCGTGGCGTGCCGAGGGCAGCGAAGACTACACTCCCGCAAACCGGCAGGGCTTCGACGAGGTGCTGCTGCTGCGCAAGGTGAGCGATGATCCGGTAGGCAAGACTGGCATCTGGCCGGAGATGCTGTCCGGCAAAGTGTACTGGGAAGTTGAAATCCTAGAGCTGCCCGAGGCGGTGCCTGAGAGCTACACCTACATCGGCATCCCCGATGTGCCTGCATATGGTAACTCGTCCGATAGCCCGTTGCAGTATTCCATCGACGGCGTGGTCACGGTCAAATATCCGCCCGAGCTGAACACGTTCTTCAACCCGGTGATCGGCGTCGTGCCGAAATACATGAAGGACCTGTCGTTCGATAAGAAGACGCGCATGTCCTCGTCGATGATCGGCCTAGACCCGCGCCTCAGCGAACCTCGCTCCATCGGCGCTGTGCGCACGTCGTCTGTCATGGGCGATGTCAACACCACGGCATTCGTCGAGGGTGGCATCTACGTGGACATCTCCACCACGTCGGTCGATTACCCTGCGACCGGCAGGTACTTCGTCTGCTCGCTGAACGCTGTGGACGACCGCGTGGATGGTGAGCCCATGCCGTCCAACAGGTCGTGGGGTGTGGGCACGAAGAACTATCGTGGCAACACTGTCTTTCAGGTGATCCAGAACAACGGCTCTGTCCCGCGTGACGCAGGCGGCCCCATCAACGGCGCAGAGATCGCAACGAACAACAATCCCGGCAGCGGCACCAGCGACTATCTGGGCGGCTCGTGGTTCGGCTGGTACTCAGGTGCGCCGGTCGATTATCTCTGGCAGGCCATCGGCACCATCGGCGGGCCGCTCTACAAGCGCACGAACTTCCCATACTATCCCGGCGAGAGCGATCCGGGTGACCGTCAAGAAATCCCCGGCTCGATACTGGTGCGTGTGGAGCACACGACCGAGGATGATACCGTCGAAGATGTGATGTACGGCGACTACGTGCAGGACCTTTTCGATGACGACGACAATTACCTTGAGACGAAAGTCGTCGTCCCCTACGGCGCGGAGATCGGTGTGCAGACGCCCGTGCTCAAAGGTCGTGGCGACTTCCTTGCGTTCTATCGTGATGGCTCACAGCCGAGCGAAGACGAGATCGAGGAGCGCGGGTTTCTCGTGCAGGGCGTCGGCGATCTCAACGACAACGGCCTCAACTTCGCTGGCACCGGCATAGACACTGGCGTCAACCTCGGCGTGCTGGCTAGAGAAGATCGCGTCATGATCGCGGTCGATGTCCCTGAGCGCAAGATATGGTTCGGCATCAACGGCGTGTGGAAAGGCCCCGATGGGCGCGAGGTGAGGCTGGAGGACATCGCAAATGGCGAAGGCTATGCGACGAGGCTTGATGCGAGCGAGGGCGAGGAGGCAGAGTATTTCGCCGCAGCGACTGTCAAGTATGGACCCACACGCCTGCGCATGCACATGGGAGGCTCCTGCAAGCACTCACCTCCCGGTGGCTTCTTGTTCGCTGGAACAACAAAGCTACGCATCTCCGAGGGCTCAGAACCCGCCAATTGATCCCCCGGCCCGGATCGGATAAGGTACGCCGTCACATGTGATCCGAGGCGACGATGCCAACTGTTCCTACCGTTGATTTCATTGGCTCGCCGCAGTTCTTCGGTGAGGGACTGAACGGTGCGAACCGGGCCGTGCAGACGGCTGAGGAGCAGATCAATCTCTCCGAGGAGTACATCCGCCGCCTTGGCGACATGGTGGGCGGCATCGAGGTGCCGGTCATCAACCCGGCCTTCCCAGAGGTCGGCGGCGCTCCGTCCATCACCACCGTTCCAATGCCCTCGCTCGACGACATCGAGTGGGTGCAGCCGCCGATGCCTGAGGCGTTCACTGGCACCCTGACCATCGACGACATCATGCCGGAGCCCTTCGAGGAGGACGCGCCGCTGATGGTCTTCCCTGCGGCCCCTACAGAGCCCTCAGAGGAAGCGCCTGAGGTGCCGGGGATCGATCTGGTCTACACGGAGCCCGAGCTGGAGGTAACCCTGCCAGCGGCCCCCCAATTGCTGTCTATCAGCGTCGGGCGCTTCACCGGCCTGAACATCCCCACGTTCGACGCCGACATGCCTGACCTCGTGGTCACCGAGCCCGGCCCGTTCAACTTCACGCCCGGCGCGGCCTACACGTCGGCGCTGCTCACGTACATGCGGGATCGTGCGGCCAATGGAGGCACCGGCCTCAACGCCGATGTCGAGAATGCGATCTGGGATCGCGCCCGTGAGCGCGAGTACCGGCAGAAGAACGACGCCCTCTTGGCGCTCGATGACTTCGAAGCTCTGGGCTACTCCTTCCCGCCCGGCGTCTACCTCGACGCGCGGGTCAAGATCGAGACCGAGATCAACTACAACATCTCGACCGTCTCGCGCGAGATCATGGTCAAGCAGGCCGAGCTGGAACAGACCAACATCGAGAATGCGCTGAAGAACGCCACGCAGCTCGAAGGCCAGATGATCACCTCCTACAACCAGTATCAGGAGCGCCTGTTTCAGGCGGCCAAGACGGCTGTCGAGGTCAACGTCGAAATCTATAACGCCAAGGTACGATCGTATGGCGCGATGGTGGATGCGTACAAGACACGCGCCGCTGTCTATGAGGCTCAGGTCCGCGCCGAGGTGACCAAGGTCGAGGCATACAAAGCAGAGGTGGATGCCGAGCTTGCCAAGGCGCAGGTGAACCGCGCCATCGTGGATAGCTACAAGGCGCAGATCGACGCGGCGCTGTCGAACATCGAAATCTTCAAGGCGCGTCTCGCCGGTATCCAGACCAAGGCCGACATCGAGAAGGCGAAAATCCAAATCTACGGTGAGCAGGTCCGCGCGTATCTCGGCAAGATCAACATCTACAGCGCGCAGATCGAGGCTTACAAAGCGCAGGTGCAGACCGAGGGCGTGAAGCAGGAAGCGTTCAAGTCACAAGTGCAGGCATACGTCGCACAGGTGGAAGCTGGCTCGAAGGTCAGCGAGGCGCGCATCCGCGAATTCGAGGCACGCATCAGCGCCAAGGGCATCGAGTACGACGCATTCAAGTCTCGTGTGCAGGCAGAGAGCGCCCGCGTGCAGGGTATCGCTGCGGCCAACCAAGCGGTGATCGAGGGCTTCAAGGCTGAGGTCTCCGGCGTCTCGGCTTACAACGAAGCGCTCACGAAACAGTGGGAAGCCCAGATCACACTGGCCGCGCGGATCGCTGAGATCGGTGTGCAGACTGCGAAGATGAATGCTGAGCTGTATATCACGGCCCGGCAGATCGCCATCGAGGCCGCCAAGGTCGGCGCTCAGGTGTCGGCGCAATTGGGTGCTGCGGCGCTCAACGCGATCAACTATAACAACTCGATCAGCTACAGCAACTCGAACAGCTCCTCCCGCAGTGGCACGGCAAGCGACAGCGCCAGCGAGAGCACCAGCAACAGCGAGAGCCGCAGCGAGAACTACAACTACAACAGCTCTGTCTAAGGAGACATGCTATGGTTTTCCAAGGTCCCACGCCGGAGTTCATGGAAGCTCTCCGGCTCAAGTATTCGATCATGCAGCAGGAGGCCAACGACAAGGGCGGCTTGCAGCAGGCGCAGACGCGCTCGACCGACGTGAACACCGAACTCGCGCCCGGCCTCGCCACGGCGCAGATCGGCAAGATGGGTGCCGAGGCTGGTCTCGATACGGCGCGCGCAGGCGTGGCTCAGGAGACCATCAAGGACATGCGCATCTCGCGTGACAACCCGCTCTACCAGATGGCGCAGATGGCGTTCCTGCAACAGCAGAACCCGGCCCTGTTCGGCAAGCTGATGGTCGGTGGCGGCTCGATGGCTGTGGGGGCCACACCGGGCGCAGCGCCTGCCAGACCTGCCCTGCCGACGTTCGGCGGCTACACGCAATCGACGCCGGGCATCTTCCAGCGGGATGATGCGCCTGCACCCTCGTCGTCACTCGATGCTGCTGGTGCGCAGCGCCTCAAGCGCCAACCTGACTACTGGGGCTTGGGAGCAAATCGTTGATCAGTCCCGATGGTTGGACGGAACCTCCTCGGGAGTGCAGTTGTTATGTTGGAATGGCTGACGCGTCTACCAGACTGGGTTACAGCAGCATGGGTAGCATTCGGAGTATTCGTCGCCGCACAGATCGAGCCATCCCCCGGAGTGTGGATCGCCTCGTTCGGTGGAGCTTCGTTCGCCATTATGTTCGGACGGGAGCGCAGCTTCGTTGCCGCGCTCTTGCACGCGGCTCTGTGCGTCTGTGTGGGCGTCTTCGCCTCGCAGCTTGTTGTGGAGTTCGTCGTACTTAAATCACCGCTGGCGAGGAGCGCGGCAGCGTTCTTCCTCGCATTGTTCGCCGAGAAAATCATCGTTGGTATGAACGATGGAACCGTGTGGAAGGCGTTGCTGTCGTGGAAGGGCATCAAGAAGTGACACTGTTCACACAAATGAACCTCTGGGCTGAAGCTCATTTCCCCGGAGTGCTCTGGGCATACATCGAGTGCTTCCTCGGTCTGTCCATGGTTATCATCTCGTTCGCGCAGCGGACGATTGCACCACGCTTCCGTCCCGACCTCTCACGGTGCGGTGTTGACCGCATCATGATTTATGTCTCGCAGGCCGGGCTGGTAGCACTAGGCACCATCGGAGCCTTGGTGATGGTAGATGCCATAACCAACCCAGTCAGGCCACCACGCATCTTCGCTATAGGCTGCATGACAGCTTACCTGCTGATCCATGGGCGCGTGGTGATCCTGTCGTTCCTCGAACTATGGCCGCTGAAATATACTAAGTGGCACCGCCGGTACGGCGCGAAGGTTTATTATGCGGCTGAGTACCAGTTACTTGCCAAAAGATCAGCCGATCCCTAGCCTGCTCTCTGGTGTCACCGAAGTAAATCGACCGATAAGTCGCAGCACAAAATTGAAGGCGTCCCTGAGCAATCGGGACGCCCTTTTTATTTTGCAGCACGAAATACGGCTTGCGACCGGTCTCGACGGGAATGATGCGCATCCTGTCGAGTGGCAGGCCGATCAGGTGCGGCCCGCCCATCATGTCTTCAGGATCGTCCACGGTGTGCATCCGCTGCGCTGTTCATCTGGCGGCAGAGTGCGCGAGCCTTATCGCGCCCGGCCATCTCGGTCATGATCTTACCGGTCTCGTTATGTATGATGAGATACGGACAGGCCGCGTCGTGCGCGGTGAGCCGTGATGCCGGGTAGAGTGCGCGCTTGCGTTTCAGACGGTACATCGCCGCCTCCTGTGGCGGCTTGGGAGGGTGCCATGCCACATGGCTGAGGCCGCGTGCAGCGCGTGCCATCGCCTCGGACTTGCCGAACCTCTTGGGTAGCGGCTCGACACTCGTCCAATCAACCTGCGTCATCGGGCACCTCGATGTTTCCTGCGTTATGAATGAACAGCCGCCCGTTGATGTCCTCAACGACGCAGCGTACTTCGCCGGATCGCTTGCGAAACACCGCATCGATCCAGCCTTCGTAGGAATAGTCGCTGCCGTGCACAGTCACACGGCGGCCCTCGTGTTGGTCCAGTTCCTCGGGTCTCAGACGCTCAGCACTCATTTGATCACCTTCAGATGTCCACGCTTGTCTTTAGGGTTTTCCGCGAACTCGATGCCCGCGATGTCCGGGTGCGACATGTCGATGGAGAAGCACCACGACTGCGCCTTGGCGATGTCGGTGCCAGCACCGAGGACCTTCTTGATCATGCGGTTCGGGATGACCCGCGCCCGCTTGCTCTCGCTGATCTGGATCGGCGTGTGCAGCGTATCGATGATCTCGCGATGGTTCGCGCCGACCGCCCGGCAGTAATCCTTGAACGCCTTCTGCGAGACGAACATGATGCCCTCGGCCTTGTCGAGGCGAGCCAGCAGCTCACCACGCGGCTGTTGCGGAACGTTCGCACGTCCGTTGAAGTTGGCATCCGTGATCAGGATATTGCCGTTGATCTTTTCGAGGAAGTCAGCGAGCACGCCGACCGGAGCCTGATACTCCTCGTGGATCACGCCACGCATCTGCGCCAGCAGCTCACCCATCATATAGCGCCTGATAGCGACGACATCCCACGACACGATGCCAAGCATCACCAGTATCTCGCAGGCCACGAGAGCCGTGGCGAAGTAGGCCGACCAGAAGCGTTCGCTGCCTTCGAGCTTGCCCTCGATGTCCAGCTCCTTCATGAGCTGGCGCACGCGCAGGAATATCTTGTCCTTGTTGGTCACCACATGCGCCATGAAGATTTCGCCGATGTGACCATAGTTGCCGTTCATCTCGTGGATGAAGTCGTCGGCCTCGTACTTCTTGTGCACGTACTTGCGCTTGAAGATCATCTCGACGACGCGCATCGAGCCCGCAGCGCCTGACACGTTCTGCTGCGCCAAGATCGAGTGCAGCGAGCTATTCGCCGTGGTGAGCATGACGGTGGCTTTGTGGCCGCCCTCGGACTTCTTGATCTTGCCTGACTTCTCCAGCCGCTCGCGGTGGCCGGGCTGCGTGATGCCGAGGCAGAGATCGCTCGCCTGCTTCTGTTCGAGCATCGTCACTTCGTCCACCATGACCGGCATGGTCGAGAGCATCAGGGCTTTCTCGAAGCGGTACTTCTCGGTCGCGCCTGTGTTGGTGCCGTTGATCGGGTACATCTCCGGCTGACCCCAGAGTGATGCTGCCATATACAACGAGGTAGATTTCGCAGCGCCGGGTTCGCCCGATGCGTTGACGACGACGCCGTGCTTGTCGGTCATCCAGAACAGCGGCGCGGCGAGCGAGCCGAGGATGAACAACTGGTTCTGGATGTAGGCCGGGTGATTGAAGAACTTCAGCAGCTCGACCTGCTTCTGCAACGTGCCTGCCTTGGTAACCGTGTCGCTCACATTCTCGGCGCTCTCGCTCAGGAACGATTGCGTCACGCGACCATCGCAGTGCAGCACCTTGTCAGGCAGCACGAATGCTTCGCGGTCATTGGTCCATCCTAGATGGGGGTGCTGCTTGTCGGCCTCAGCGGACTTTTGCAGCTCACGGATATAAGCGCTCATGTAGCTCATCACATCCTTGGTGTTTTCGGGATCTGTGTAAACGCCCTGCCCGGCGAGCTGTTGGGCCAACACACGACTGTCATATAGAGCTGATGCAGTGACGCGGAAAGTGTGCGTCTCTGGATCGCGAGGGCGCTTCACGCACCAGTCGATGTACTCCATCTCGTCGCGTGAACTTGCGATGCGGCGCATGGGATACATGTCGTAGGGGATGATCATCTTCTCGTCGAGAATGCCATCCTTGTTCTTCGTTGTCTTCGTGACGCCTGTACCATCGGGCTTGCGCTTGTAAGGCGCTGGCGGGTTCGGCAGCTCGACCGGCGCATCGTTATAGCCCGGTGGCGGCTCCACGACTGGCGGCTCTGCCTCTGCTTCGAGCTGTGCCCAGAACAGCGGCCCCTTGCCTGTGCCGTTCCATTGCTCGGTGTACTTGCAATCGAAGCACGCATCGGGACCGCAGACCGAGACCATCTTGGCGCATGTCGTCGGGCCGATGTTCTTTGAGACGAGCTGATCCACCTTGCGCTCGACTTCAGCAGGGTCGTACTGGGGATAGCCACTGCTGAGCAGATGAACGTCGCGCTCCGGGTTAGTCGAGAACCGCATCACTTGTAACGCAGCATACCACTCAGGCTCGCTGACATCGCCTTGCAGGTTCATGATCCTGAGCATCTGCGGGCAGGCCGCTGCGATAGCACGTGCAGGCATCGGCGGGCCGTAGGTCTTTTCGAGGTTCGATCCGAAGCCGTCGTCTTCAGCCAGCGCCCGGCTCTGCACTGTCCTCGATGTGATCCCGATCCCGGCGCTGATCGTGGCGTCACGCAGGATGTCGAGGATCATATCTGTGGGGTATGAGATCAGCTCCGTCCGCAACTCGATGCGCTTACGTTCGCGACCCGGCTTGTTGTTGTAGGTGCCTACGACGCGCAGGACCGACGACTGGTCGGAGACGCGCACAGGATCGACACGCAGCTTGTGGTGCACCGTCAGCGCCTTCAGCCGCTCAGCGTAGGGCTTCCAGTCCTCGGTGGGCATGTCGTCATCCATGCGCCAGTACACGTGGATGCCGTTGCCTGAGCTGACCAGTGTCGGCATCGGCAGGCCGACCAGCTCCATGAACCGTTCGAGGTCTTCGAGCGCAGCCTTGCGCGTCGAGTAATGCTTGTCGTCATCGACGCCGTTGCAATCGAGATCGAAGAAGAATGTCCGGCACGCCTTCATGTTGGCGTGAGTGCGGACCTGCTCCTTATCGACGATCTCGCCGGTCTTGCGATCCTTCACCTTGCCGGGGACGGTGCGCTCTTTCAGCGAATGCAGAGTGAACCAGACGTTGCTTGTCGGGTTATTGGCGCAGAACTCGGCTGCGGTCGTGATGTTCATGAACGACCGGTGTGTGACCGGGCGGATCGGGCGACCCTTGGCATCGAAGTCTCGGGTCGCGAAATCGTAAGCTATGCAATACGGACCCTCGTCGGGCCACATGTATCTCAGGAATTCTTCGGTGGTCATTGCAGGGCCGCATTGGTCTGGGGATGAAAGCGCCCGGCACGGGGCCGGGCGCTCGTTACGCTATCACGTCTGACCAGAAGACCGGAAGGGGCTAGTCGTCCCCCCACGCGCTCAGCAGACCTTTGACGCCTGCTTTGC